GAAGGAGACCACGCACTGTCTAGGATGCGTGGCGTCTTCATTATGTGGCGCTTTGGTTATTTTGGCTAGAGAGGATTTCCTTGCCTGGGATGTAGTCGTGCACGGTCATGCCGTGTTCGATGCTGCCGACCCAGGTGGGGCGCACCCAGGCGATCTTGCCTGAGGGGTACTTGCGGAAGTGTCCACGGCGCTCGTGGCGCGCAGGGCTTGCGTGTGTGCCGCCTTGGTGCTCTTTGCGCGGGGCGCTTGGTTTTAGCTCGACGGTGGACCAGTTGTAGATGGGAGGCTTGTTCTTGGCGCGGCGTTTCTTGTTGATGAAGGAGGATTTCTCTTCTCCTTTGTACGCGGTCAAGGTGCTTTCGGAGACTAGCGCTTTCCTGTTGAGTAAGGACAGGGCAATGAAAGGGCTGGTCATCTCCTGCGTCATGGTTTCATACATGCGAGAAAAGTTTCCTGAGGCCTCAAAGCTTCTGTGAAGATCCGGTCTCAGGTGGAGATATCCCCCCGTGCGCGTGTTGATGTCGTTGCAAAGAAGTGCAGCCGGGGTAGGATCTGGTGCATGGTGGAGATACGCACAAACAGCAGGCCCCTCGTAGATGTGGTCTAACCCATCGAAATTAACTTTTACAAATTTGTTGTAAGTGAAGACAAAGTCTTGTGAATGACTAGGGTGCTCAAAGATGATGGCTAGATCATTCGAAGGCAAAAGGAGTTCATGTAGCTTGAACCTCTTTTCAAACCAACCGATCTCTTTCGCAAACTCCATTAGCTCCGGTTCGTACTCTGGCGGTAGATCACTGAGATCAAACCAAGTGTATTGACCGGCATCAAAGCCAACCTTTGCCGTGTACTTCATGACTCGTGGATTCATTCTTTTCTCCTGTATAAAAAACGATCACTGGGCCTCACCCCATGACGGCCCACATTCTACGTCAACCTTTGAAGGGACTTCCAGTTGCACTGCATCACGCATAACTTCTGCCGCTTGCATCGCCTCGTCGCGGGAGTAGACTGACAAAGCGATCTCATCGTGAACTTGTAAGAGGAGCTTAAAGCCTGCCTTATGAAGAGCGATCATTCCGGCCTTTGTCTGATCAGCAGCCGAGCCTTGGATCAGGCGATTCAGTCCTTTGTAAGTGAACGCTCGCTTTATGGATCGACCATATTCCATAACGGCCTGCTCATACGGCAGGGCCTTGTTCACTCCCCACTGAGTAGGCTCCCAGAGTGGGAAGCGACACTTCCGGCCAAGCAAAGTACGGATTGATCCTCCCGATCCTGGGTGCTCGATCCTCTTTTGGACAGCATTAACGGTTCCGCGTAAGAACGGAACCTTGGTATGGAAGACCTGCATCAGGGCCTCGGCCTCTTCGACCGGCAGATCTAACTCGTTGGCAAGCTTGCCTTTGCCCATGCCGTACATCAGCCCCAGGCCGATGGTCTTTGCCTGCTTGCGCTTGATGCCTGCCATGTCGGCAACCATCTGGTGGAAGTCCGTATTAGGATTTTCCCTATAGGCCTCGGCCATCTTCTCAGCACCGGGCAGATCCAGAAGGGCGGAGTAGTGGACCAAGAGCCGTGGTTCTTGAGACGAGAAGTCGCATGCGGCCCAGATGTCGCCTTCTTCTGGGAGGAAAAGACCACGGACCATGGGGCCGATGATCTCGTGGCGCGCGGGGACTTGCTGGAGGTTTGGGTTCGCCATGGAGAGCCGTCCTGTGACCGTGCCGCCATCGTCACTGCGTAGCTGGTTCACGTGTGGGTGGATCCGGTTATCGGCTGCGGAGAAGTCAAGGTAGGGCTGCAGGAACGTGCCGTGAGTCTTGTTTAACTCGCGGGATTCGACGATGAGCTTGGCGATGGGATGCTCGTGGTGCTCGAGGAACGAGCGGGTGAAGCTTGGCAGGCCTGTGTTGCTGCGCGGGTAGGAGATCTTAAACTTGTCAAAGGCAGTTGCGATGCTGGCTGCGGCCCAGACTTCTACCGTTGCGCCGGTCATCTTTCTTAATTCTTTCTGCAAGCTTTCTTCACGTTCCTGCATTTGCAGTATGAGCTTTTGTGCCTTGTCCCGATCAAACCTAATGCCAGTCTTGGTCAGGTTGATGAGGATGGGCAAAAGTTCTGTTTCGAGGTCGAAGATTGACTGAACTTCTTCCTTACGGAGTTGTGTTTTAAAGGTCTGCCAGAGTTTTAAAGTAAGGGCTGCGTCCTGCTCGGCATACTCACCGACGAACATAGCAGGCAGACGCCAAAGTTCTTTCTTGGCGTGGACGTTGAAGTCTTGTGCTGCTTCTTTGAGGCCCTGCTCGGACTTGACCTCCTTGAGGTAGTCAAAGCCCAGGGCATTGAGCGAGTAGCTGAACCGATTCTCATCGAGAAGCGGTGCGGCGATCATCGTGTCGATGACTCGACCCTTAATTTCAAATCCTGAGGCGAGGAGCCATCCGCAATCGTAAGCCGCATTGTGCATGACTTTGTCAGCGGGAAGCATGAGAACTCGTCTGACGAAACGCTCAACGAGCCCTTGGTCAAGATTCCCTCCACCTTGATGTCTAACAGGGAAGTATCCGGACCATCCGTCAGCAGCGAAGGCGTAACCAACAATGTAGCCATCGTTTCGCGGCCATCCTGGTCCATATTTCTCCATGTTAGGGTCACATGTTTCGAGGTCAATTGCGATCTCCTTGGCGTCTGATAGGTCTGGGAATTTATCGGGGGGAACCCACTCCGTCTGGCGTGGGAAAAGGGGTAGTGTCATAAACGAAAGCCTCTATCTGCGTATTCTGGTAGGACGATGTGCAAGGTCTTCTTCGACCGTGTGGCGGCAACGTAGGCCAGCCGGTACATATCGTCAGGACGAATGTCGTATTCTTTGGCGAACTTCGATGAGAGGTCCAGAAAGAACACGACGTGATCTGCTTCCCCGCCTTTTGCTCCGTGGATCGTGGAGAGTTTTACTTGCGGGGTGCTGGTAAGTTTGATGCCCCTACGTAAGAGGGCGATGATGTAGTCGCGTTTGTCTTCGGCGATGCGGGTCAGGGCCTCGTGCCAGATAGCATCAGTCAGTAGGCCGTGGTCTTCTTTGAGATCCTTCATGGTGTAGAGCTTCTCAGAGTCAGCGGTCTTCAGACTCTTGTGGCCGCGCTTGATGCCATCTGCGCCGAGGTGCTTGTAGATCTGTTCGACAACGGGAAACGCTATGGAATTGCCCTTGCGTAGCGACTCCCAACCGAGCACGGCACTGAGGATGTTCTGGGAAATGCTCCGGTTGCCATTGCGCTCGAAGAGAACACCTTGGGCCTTGAGCCATGGGTGGAGAGGATCGATCAGGTAGTTGGCAGCAGCGAGAAAGAGCCACGAGCCTTCTTCCATGGGGACTGAGGCAACGCTGTTGTGGTAGTGGATCTCGCCTTCTTCTTCCCGTGCTTGCCAGAATTTGGGTTGGCGTCGCTTGATTTGGGAGGAGATTCTGTCTGCTAGACGATGGACAGACTTAGGTATCCGGTAGGATTTATCTAAGACACGGACTTCGCCAGGAAGTTCCAAAAATGTTTTAACGTCCGCCCCGGCCCATGAGTAGATCGCTTGGTCATCGTCCCCTGCGATGTAGGTATCCTCAGAGCGGTCGATGAGGTTCTTGACCAGATCCCATTGGATAGGAGAGAGATCTTGGGCCTCGTCCACGATCACGGTCTTGAGTTTCGGGAGGCGCTCTGGCTCGAGGTTGATGTTCTCCAGTAAGTCGGTGAAGTCAAGCAGCATGTGCTCTTCTTTGTACTTGCGGTAGGTGCGCTCTACGAACTCGAAGTGCCACCACTCGATAGCGAGGCGTGAGCGGTTGTAATGGGTGCGAAGGTCTAATTTCTTGATCCGTGCAAGGTTGATCTCGTTAAGAATCGGGTTGTTGGCCTTCACGAACCCTTCTTCTTCGCCCGTCTCCTCGATGGTCATGTCCAGCCGTGCAAGTTTCCCGAATTCTGCGTAGTGCTCCGGGGACATCATGTCGTTTTGCTTCACGCCTAAGCAGCGGTAGGCAAGACTGTGTAGCGTCCTGAACCACGGGAAGTCTGTCTGGCCCTGGAGGTTTGGGAACTTGATGATGGCCCGATCCTTGGCCTCATTGGCTGCCTTGCGTGTGAAGGCGAAGTAGCCGATGTCGATGGGCAGGATCCCAGAGTCGAGTTCTTTCTCTACAGTGTTCAGCAGGAAGGTTGTTTTGCCCGTACCTAGTTATGGAGGGCCGAAGATTTTATAGATCATCGGCCCTATCCTCCTTTACTTTTTTCCATCTTTCTAAGCTATGTATTCTTGCGTGTTCAGACTGAGTCATGACCTCAAGATTACTTTCTTCGTTATTCCATTTGTTCCCATCTTTGTGGTGAACAATCTCTCCTGGTTCTAATGGACGATTAAGCATTTTTTCTGCAACAACTCGATGCAGATGCCTTTGGTGGTATTTGATGTAGTTTTCAGGAGAACCTGAATAGCGAGAAAGAGAGTAGTCTCGGAACGAGACCCTTCTTTTTTGTTCTTCTGAAGTAAGAAGACGAGAATTGTGTCCGTTAATGAAGCGAAGGGGCTTTCCTTTTTCTTGCCCTCTTTCTGTTCGTGTTCTCGTCGCGATAGGCGTCTCTTGCCCACAGCCGCATTCACAAAGCTTTTGCATTGTTTTGTCCCTTACAAAACCCCTAAGTAGAAAAGCGCCCAGACAGTAGGGAAACTGTTTTTCGCTCCGTCGAGCTAGGGCTTTTCTAGTATAGGACAAAACTTGCATTTTAAAAAGGACTCCCCTTCATCTGCACGGCAGCTTCAAAAGGTGCGTCTTGCTTCTCGAAACGAGGGATGGCCCAGCAGCGTGTTGTGCGCCCCTTCAAGAACAGGGGCATGGGCTCACCACCGAGATCGCGTAGACGCTGCGCGATCTTGGCTGAGTTCAATCCGACGAAGTTGTTCCTTTTGAGGTGACCCTCCAGGTCCTTGATCCGGAAATAAGTCTTCGCGGTTTCTTCATCCGTCCACGGTCTTCCCATGAGGATTTCGTCTCGGTCCATTGCCTGCTGGAGGTGGGTCGTAAATTCTTCCAGGAGGTCAATAAAACGGCCAGTGAGGCTTGTGTCTTGCGGGGCTTCAATTATCTGTTCCATCTCAACCATCTCGCGTAGAAGACCGTTGAGCATTCCTTCCCAATCTTGTTTACGAAGGGTGGGCGGGAGCATGTTGATCTTTTCAACACAGGCCTTCTGAAACAGGTTCTGGTTGTAAAGACTATCTGTCTCCAATTCCACCCGCCTACCGTCTACATTCAGAAACCACAGAGGCGGTTCTGAATTGTACTTCGACAGGCTAGAAAGCTTTGGCGAGTCCGGGCCATTGCCGCCGATCCCGAACTTGCGTGTCCTGCAAAGGCCAGAATTGCAAAAGCTGTTGAGGGGCTGGTCCTTGCACTTGTAGTTGTACTCTTTCTTGTTCAACTGCTTGACGAGCACCTGCACCTCAGAGATGGGCAACGGAGGTGAGAGGTACTTCATGTTGTGCTCGAAGAAGGGGTTCTCCCAATCGTTCGGGTTGACCTTCTTCAGATAGATGCCGATGTTAAATAAGCCATTGTTTCTTGTGCCTTCAGGAAAGCCCTGTGAGCAGAGGGCCTGGAGGCATGGTGGGCCGTCCTTGATTGGCAGATCTGGTTGTGTGGGCGGCTCAACCTCAGGCAGTCCATCTTGTACGTAGGACGTATATAGCCCGTAAAACTCTTCGAGTGTTGCGGCGGTGCCGTCATCGTTGAGGGCATAGCGCATGCCCTCATCACCTGCAAAGTAAGGCAGGTTCAGAAAGTTGCCTGTGTCACCGCGCTCAATCAGAATCTCTGCCTGCTTAGGGAAGATCTCTCGTCCAGCCTCGCCTAACAGGGCGGCCATTGTTTTGAGGCAGGCCTGCATGCTGCCAGCAGCGACGGGCTCCTTGGTGAACAAGAAGCAATGCGCGCCGCCAGACTTACTCCTGCAAACCACAAGCGGAAGTTTCAATTTGCGGACCTTCTCCACGAGACCCTTGTGGTCTAACGGATACTGGTCAATGTCAATGCAGCCCCAGATGCAGGTGTTGTCTGCACGAATGGGGATGATGCCCAGGGAGGGTTCTACGCCCTGTAAGTGTTTTTCCCAAAGATCATCTGTTGGTGGTTGACGTACAACAACAGCCTTACCTGTCTGCTTGCCATCCCCCCGAGACTTATCAATCTTGTAAGTCCCGTAGGCAACATCCAATCCGGAGAATATTGCTTTGAACCGTGATATATCGGTCATCTTCTTCTCGGTCGAAAAAGACCGAGGGCCGTGAGCCCCCGGCCTCGCAGGTTAGAACGGTGTCGTGCTCGACTCAGCGGCTTCGTCTTGATGCTTAACTTTCACCTCTCCGGCATTCACCGAAGTAGCGAAGGCCTTGGCAGCTTGGTAGATGCCAGCATCTTCGACGGGACCAATGCGCTCAACCTCCCAACCGAACCACTTACCTTTGTCGTTCGACTCAGGCACGGTGGTGAGACGGTACATCTGGCTATACATCGGAGGCGTGAAGAGGCCATTCTTCCCGGCAACCTTGACTGACTGCATCATGGAGTTCCACTTGCGGCTCTTTTTAAGCTGCGTGGACTTCATCGTGATCAGCGCAGGCTCGGGCGTTCCCTCAGAGTTGACGACCATCACATAGTGATTAGCCGTGTTCTCAACGTAATTGCCGTTGTCAAGATAGTCCTTGTTGTCACCCGGCTCACGATGAGTGCGTGACAGCACGTCGCTAGTGGCGGGATACATTGCCACAGGTGCGCCACTTCCAGACCCACGCGGGGCCCACTCAATGTACTGCCGAACGTAAGCAACGGGGATTACTTCGATACCCTTCTTGCCATCGTACAACTCACCGGTAACGGTGTTGTAAATCATCCCGGGCATTGCGCCATCAACCTCACCGACCTCTGGCGAGGTGTTGGTGAGCAGCCGCAGGAACGGCAGCGCAAAATCGTCCTGGTTCATACCCTCAAAGCCTGAGAGAGCGTCCTCCTCAAACATTGAGGTCAGTGCAACAGCGTTTTCCTTCTTTACTGCAACGTCGGTCTTGGTCATGATTCGTGGTCCTTAAACAGATTTGATGGTTACTTTTTGGCCGATGAATGCGCCAAAAAGATCGGCAGGGAAAGCGTTGCCACGCTCGACCTGTTCTTTTACCCATGCCTTGAGGGTCATGGGCTCAATCTTCTCTGCTTGCTCGGCTGGGAAACCTTGCGCGCGGAGGAGATCCAGTAGACGAGTGCAAAGCTCGTCTTCGTTGCGTCCAAAGCGGACGCTCACGGTGTTCTTGATGATGTCATCGAAGCCATGTTCCCTGAGCCACGCATAGGCTTCTGCGCGACGAGCTTCAGGAATCGATGCGGAATAGAAGGGCTTGAGCGTGACCTTGGAGCCATCGTCCATGTCAAAGCCTTTCATGTTCAGGCCCATCATGGCTTCAGGCATTGCTTCTTCGGTCAGCTTGCGGTACTGATCCTTACGCTCCTTGACCATAAGCTCGAAGTCTTCGATCTCTTTCTCAAGCTCTTTGGCACGGCGCGCCATAGCGGCAACACCAGCAAGATCGTTGTCCTGGACCTTAAAAGCCTCGCTGTCCTTCTCAAATAAACTCGTAAGACTCATGTGATTCTCCTTTCTGAAATATATCGATCTGAAGCGGTACGTAGAGCTTTTCGCGGCGGTCCCACTTCAGGACTTTGAACCTACCATTGTTTTTCGCAGCAGCCACAGAACACACAATGCCTATGACTGCTGGATCACCAATGAGAACAAGATAATCCTCATCGGTAAACTTTTCAAGTTTTCTCTTAATCCTTGACACAGCAGGCACAACGCTAAACAGGACTTGCGCGTTAGGAGGCAGGATCGTGACGATCTCACCAAACTGCAAAGCCGGTGTGACGTTATGTTGCGTAGTCTCAGAGGTGACGTAAACCTTAGGCATTGATTCTCCTTTCTAAAAGCGAGTTCGCATATTACAATGCGTTCTACGGCAATGCAAGCGCCGCTAGAAAGAGAGAAGAATGGAAGACAAACACCTAAGCAGATATCCGTTTAAGAACAAGCCCTTCCTGCATCAGCAGGCTTATCTTCAGCGCTTTTGGAAAGAACCTGTATCAGCCCTTTTTGCTGACACGGGTACAGGCAAGAGCTTCATGCTGATCAACAACATTGCGATGCTCTATGACAATGGGCATATCAACGCGGCGCTTATCGTCGCACCCAAGGGCGTCTACCGTAACTGGTTCAAGGTCGAACTACCTAAGCATCTGCCTGAGCACGTAGTTCACCGCACGGCCATCTGGACGCCATCTCCGAGGAAGGAGGAGAAGAAGGCCCTTGATTCGTTGTTCGAGATCACTGAGGACTTAAAAGTCTTGATCATGAACATCGAGGCTTTCTCTACGCCAAAGGGCGCAGCCTTTGCGACAAGTTTTCTCCGCAGTCATAACGCCTTCTTTGCTGTGGATGAGAGCACGACGATTAAAAACCACTCGGCGCAGAGGACTAAGTCCACGATCAAGGCTGGCCGCATGGCGAAGTATCGGCGGATTGCCACAGGATCGCCTGTTACGAAGAGCCCGATGGACCTCTACTCGCAGTGTGAATTCTTGAGTCCTAACTGCTTAGGCATCCCGAGCTTCTATGCTTTCCAAGCGCGCTATGCAGTGACAGTGGAGCGCTCTGTAGCTACGCATAGCTTTAAACAGGTTGTTGGATATCGGCATCTTGATGAGATCCACGAGAAGCTCTCGCGATTCTCTTTCAGGGTACGGAAGGATGAGTGCTTCGACCTGCCGGATAAGGTGTTCTTGAAGCGTGAGGTGGAACTCACGGCAGAACAGAAGAAGGCCTATGACCAAATGGTCCTAATGGCGTTGGCTACGTTTGATGGGAAGGGCATGACCACAACCACCAATGCGCTCACGCAGATCATGCGATTGCAGCAGATTGTCTGCGGCCATGTGACGCTGGATGGTGGCGAGATCGTGCCATTGAAGAACAACCGTCTTAACGAACTCATGGCAGCCATTGAGGAGTCGGACGGCAAGATCATCATCTGGGCACACTTCAGACACGACATCGAGGCGATCAAGCTGGCTCTGCAAAAAGAGTACGGCATGAACTCTGTGGCTACCTACTTTGGCGACACCAAGGCCGAGGAGCGGTCCGAGATTGTGGATCGTTTTTCTGATGAAAAGAGTGACTTGAGATTCTTTGTCGGCCAGCCCAGGACAGGAGGCTACGGGTTAACCCTTACCTCTGCACACACGATGATCTACTACAGCAATGGCTACGACCTCGAGGTGCGTCTGCAATCGGAGGCCCGGATCGACCGCTACGGCCAGAAGCACAAGATGACATACATCGACCTATTCACGCCCAATACGGTGGACGAGAAGATCGTCGATGCGTTGCTGGAGAAGATGGACATTGCCAACACGATTTTGAAGGAAAACCCTAGGGAGTGGATCAAATGATCGACCTCATACCCATCCGCAAGAAATACAACTACGAGCGCCTCGAGCGAGTAGACGGTCCAGAAGGGCGGACCTACGGCGAAGACAAGCTTCCCAGCGTGACCCGGATCCTGGCCGCAACCAAGGACACGGCTGCCCTTGATGCGTGGGCCGAGAGGATTGGGAAAGACAATGCCGAGAGAATCAAGAACGAAGCTGCCACCATCGGGACGCACATGCATGCGGTGATGGACAGGCTTTTTGCTGCTCGAGACCTGCCCAGACCCACAACATGGCAGATGACCAAGGGCTATGAGATGGGGTACAGGTTAGTCAACACCTACTTTCAGCACTTGCAAGAGGTGTGGGGCTCTGAGGTCACGCTCTACTATCCTGGCAAGTACGCGGGGACGACTGACCTAGTGGGCGTGTATAGGGGAAAACCCGCAATCGTGGACTTCAAACAGGCCAATAAGCCCAAAAAGCACGAGTGGATCCAGGACTACTTCCACCAACTTGCTGCCTATGCCCTGGCCCACGACGAAATCCACGGTTCTCACATCGAATTTGGGGCTGTTTTAGTCTCCGTACAGGACGGAACTACGCAGGAATTCACTACTACCGGTAGTGAATTCCTGCAATACAAGGCCGAGTGGATGGAGCGGGTGGACGCCTATTGGAGAGGCGATCCGGCGCGCAAGGTTGTATCAAACGGGAACAAGGACTGAAGCATCTGCCTGCTGTTTGGCTGCTGTGGCTGCTGTCCAGGCATTGCTGGTGCAGCAGGTGGAGCTACCGGCCCGGGCCGTGGTCCTTGAGGCGTGACACTCGGTGCGCTTCTTAGCCCAGGAACTCCCGTGGTCTGTGGCGCAGGGGGAAGTTGGCGCAGTAACTGTGAAGCAGGCATGCCCGTGGTTGGCGTAGCGGGAACCTCTTCTGTTGGCTCCTCGTAAGCGGCTCGATTGTAACCGGCAGCGAAAAGGTAGCCATGAAGGTTTCTTGCCAGACCGCGTTGTTGCCCAGAGATAGGAGGTGCCTTTTGCAGAAGCATCGCCATCAACTTTGGATCCTGGGTTGCGTCCTCAATCATTCGGGTAAGCGAAAGCTTTGGCATTTGATCGAAGATCTTGCGCGTGAAACGGGAACCCGCAGAGGCAGCGATGAGGGATCCTGGTCCGCTAGGCGCAAGCATTCCCGCTCCAGCAGAACCCATCACACGAAGGGCTACGTCTGTTAAGGGTGACGTTACACCGATGACCTCTTCCATGCTCTCACGGCTGCCGCTCTTCATCGCTTCCTCGACCCGCTTCATTGGGTTGATCAAGCGGCGAAGATTCTTTTCTTCTGACAAGCTCATCAAACCCTGGCTACGAAGTACCTTGGCAACAGAGGGTTGGTTTTGAGCAAGAGGTTTGAAGAAGATCTGCTCAAGGACCGTGGGGCTCATTACGCCATTACGGTTGGTTGCCGCGTTAAAAGCGTAGTCATAAACAGCCGATTTAAGACCCGCAACAGCCTCTGGCCCACCCTTTTGGGCGATCTTGACAAGGTTGTTCATGCTCTTAAGCGGGAAATTACTCCGCAGAGCATCGGCCACGGCCATAGAACCGTTTTCAAACTCAAGCAAACGAGCAAATGCTTGCTGGTTACGAATGGCCTTACTTGCTGCACTATTAGGATCGCCAAGAAGCTTGAGAGTGTTCTCTGCTACGGTGGCATTACTAAGGTCTTGGCTAATACCAAGACGATCTAAAGTAGCCTTGTTTTGTGTTGCCCAACGAGCAAGCGCAGGGGCATTCAAGCGACCAGTAGTGGGATCAACATAGTTAGCTGCGATCAGGCGTAAAGCTCGTGCCTGGGCTTCTGTAGTCGAAGCAACCTGTTCGCGTGTAAAAGGGATGAGGTCTTGAAGCGCAGCGGCCTCAGGACTACGGGGAAATTGAGTAGCCATGTCGCGTTGGGCTTTTTCCATGAACCCAACAGCTTCTTCAATCTCCTGCATCCGCATGGCAGTGAGGTCAGCATTAGAGGTAAAGGCCCGTGAGACAAGGATCTCTACCGGCATTCTCTCTGCCCCGCTCGGTGCGGTGCGCTGCATGTCTCCAGCAAATGAACGTGTGAAGGTGTCATTCAATGACCGAGAGAACATCCTGGCCTTGTCATAAGCCTTGTTGTCCACACGGCTCAAAGCCTCCAGGGATTCTTCGGCAAGATTGCCAAAGAGACTGGCTGCTGAGTTGTCCCCTTGAGAAGAAGACTTACGGGCAAGTTCAAGAAGGTTACTGCGAAGGTCGACAAGATCCGACACCTCTACAGGCTTGATGCCCTTGGGCATGAACTCTGTCGGAACAGAACCAGATTCCAAAAACTCTTGAGTTCGACGACCAAGACGATATTGTTGGATGGTCTTGTCCGTAACACCCAAGTTCCGCATCGCATTTTGTACAGAAGGCGGAACAAGGTCGTTCACAAAAGCGGGATTGATCTGTGAGACGCGATCAACGTAGGACATCACAATGTTGTTTGGCCGTACTTTCCGTTGAACAAGGTCACCTGCCGTGTTGGTTTTAAAACTTGCTTTATAAGCATTACTCCAAAGCTCTTTCTCAACAACACGAGCTTGTCTTAGAGCCTCTTCCACATTGCCACGGATAATCTGACCAATCTGCTGTCGTGCCGCAGGTGTGTCTTTGCTAATCCGCGAAATGGTCTGAGCAGCTTCAAGCTCGGCAAGATCGATTCGGCTTTGCAGTTGCTGATCAAAGTACTGGGCCTCAAGCTCTGCTGCCTTTCGCAGAGACTGCGGGTCGCCGATGTCTTTGAGTCGTTCGATGACAAGTTGGTAAGCCTGGAAGGCCTTCTCACCTTGTTCTTTATTCAGGCCACCGTACTTCGCATGTGCGTTGGCAAGCGTCTTTTCAATAGCATTGAGAACAGGAACGCCGGTCTTCTGCCCTGCGGTTGGTTGAATAGGTGTCCTGGTCCGTGGGTCGAGAGGCGTGGGCTGCGACAGCTTACGCACGATCTCGTCAACATCTTCTCCTGCTTCTTCCAAAGCATTACGAAGAAGCGTACCGGCACGGGCTTCTCTAGTGTTTCCAGAAAACTGACCAATGATGTTCTTTGCAAAGTCGTAGCCCGTTCCAGCCGCATTAGTTGCCAAAACAAGTGGCGACGGGAAAATGATAGCGCCAGCAATCTCTGCTCCTAGGCGCACACCAGGACTTCCTGGTGCGTAGGCTTCGGCCATGCCTCCACCTAGTCCTGCTCCGGTGCTACTCAACGTAGTAGCGACCCCAGTGGCAATAGGACGAGCACGAGCAGATTCGCCCATCGCGGATAAGAACCGTCCAACGCGGTTAGCAGTCATTTGAGGGATGCCAAAGGCAACGGGGTACATCGACATCGATTCGCCAAAGGTCTTGGCACCTTCACGGTAGGGGGCCAGATCCTCTCTGGGTACTCCAGGGAAGAGATCACCAAGCTCCTCAGACGCCAGAAATCCGGCGGTCAATCCACCCAAGAAACCAGTGGTTCCTCCAATAACGGCACCGGGAGGACCGGCTATTGCTCCACCAAGCGTCGCACCGTACTTGCCGCCAAGAAGGCCACTGCCTAGTGTAGTTAGGCCACGAACTCCGCCTTCTGCGGTTCCGATGGCGATTTGTTCTGCCTTTTCGCCTAAAGTTGGATCTGAAGCAACAAGCCCCGCTGGCAATGGAGGAACAGTGCTTTTAAAAGGTTCGATAACTGTTTCAGACAGGCTTCCCCCAATCCCTTCTCGGATTGGTTCAAGCCCTTCAGGAAGAGGAGGCGTGTTCATTACTTTTTCCTTTCAGGAACCCTAGCTGGTTGTATGCCATACCAGAGAACCTCAGTTCCAGGGGGAAGCCCTACTATATCTTCTTCGCTATATACACGAAGAGGAACGCCCAAATTTGACCTTAACTTTTGCCCCAAGACAAGTGTTCGTCGTGCTGCCTGTCTATCTGCACTAGATAGCTCCTCGTTTTTTGCCATTTGTTTAGCGAGATTTAGATCTCGACCCAATTCTTCGTCAATAGCAATTAATCTATCCCTATATGCAGCAGGATCATCAATAAACCTTGGGCCAACTGCATAAACAGAGCGAAGCCTTTCCTGCTCTTTGACTCCTGCCTGTTTACTCTTAATGAAGGCTTCAATGAGGTTTTCAACTTCTTGCACGGCCAAACTGCGAGCCTGCGTCACCTCGGGGAAAGTTCCACCAAGCCCTGGAATTTGAGAAATGGCTCCAGTTACTGCTGATCCAGGACCAGTGATGTTTGTGCTCATGCTCCACAAAGTTCGTCCAGTGAGCGCTCCAGGTGTTCCTGGGGCCTCGACTGTGGGCTTTGGTCCGCGCATACTGGGAGGCAAGTTTCCTCCCCCGGTTGGAGTAACGCCAGGAAGAAGTCCTGTCCCGCTAGGCGCAGCCGGTTGGATTCCAGCCCCTACGTCAGCAGGAGCAGCGGTAGCTGCTCCAGCAGCAGGCGCTGTAGGCGCTGCTTCTGTCCGTCCTGTTGCTTTTGGAGCAGCAGGGGCAGCTAATCCCTTCCGTGCATCACGAGCTTGCGTGACAAAAGAAGGCAATGTAGGCGGAATGCTTACCTGATAAGGAAGGTTCGTATCAGGATCAACACGGTTTTCTACACGTGGCTGAGAAAGCTTCGTGATCGCCGAGTCAACAAGATTGGTCTGCTCATCATCCGTCTCGCCTGCCGCATAACGGGCCAAGAGGTTTGGCGTGTTGACCACGCGCCATTCCCAGGCACCTTTGCCGAAGAGTGAGTCAGTGCCACCAGACTTCTTAGCAATCTCTGTAAAGCTCTTACGCTGGCTTTCGATGAGCTTAGAGTTAGCGTCACGAATTGCTTCACGCTCTTTTTCAGCAGCCTGAATTCCAGCAAGCTTGAGAGCGCGCTCTTCTTTTTGGATCTCACCAGCATACTTGGCAACAGTTCCGGGCAATGTACGAACGGCTCCAGCCAACCGAGCAAACTGACTGCCCTTAAGCGGACGGCCCTGTTCGTCTACGTTAGCGGCGTAGCCAAAGGCCCGTTGTCCGAGCTCCAGGAGTAGTTGTGCTTGCGTAGCTTCTTTGTTGCTGCCAAGAATGTCTGCATATTCCTTAGCGCGCGCCTCTGCTAAAGGGCGCAAGGCAGGAACATTAGCAGGCTGCCGTGTAAGGAAAGAGACAACCTCGTCTCGCGCTTGTTGCCTAAGGTCCATCGGAAGATCAGCAAAACCTGAGGAAGAATCTTCTACAGGGGTCACGCCTTCCTCATCAGATCCTTCTTGGAAATACTGAACCATCCCGCCCTTAGCCATGTTCAGCGTAGGAACGAGGGGGTTGTAGTTGGCGTTGTAGTAAGGCGTCCCAAAAGAGCCCGTGAATAGCTGTGGGTTTTGACGGATGTAGTCCTGGCCGCGCATGGCAAGACGCGCCTGTAACTCTTGAAGCTTACGGGCCTCTTCTTCCTTTCGTCTGCGAGAACGAGTAAGAAAGCCGCCTATGCTTGTAGAGGATTCTCCCGAAGGAACTACAGGATCTTCTGCAATACGTTCCTCAGAAGGAACCACGGTACCTTCTGAAACAGTTTGTCCCGGTCCTCTGCCTAACTTCCTAAATATCCGTCTAACGGGGCTTCCCTCGGTAAAATTTGAGGCTACCTCTCCTCCCTCGGCCATTCCAATAGGCAAACCACCAATGCCACCAGCCTCAGGAGGCGGGGGTCCGGGAGGCATGGCTCCTGGAGGAGGCATCATTTCAGGGGGCAGCATTCCACCCATCTCAGGCGGAGGCATTCCAGGCGGCATGCCTGGGGGTGGTCCGGGAGGCATGGCTCCTGGCATGGGAAGCGCGCCGATTCCTCCCTGTTGGGCCAGCACCGGCTGAAGCATCGCAAGCACCGACTCGGGCGTCTCTTCTGCGGCCTGATATCCGACTAGGTCAGCAAGCTCGTCACGACGAGCATCGATGGAGCGCATATCGCCACGGAGATTGTTCATCAGAATCTCAGGCGAGTCAGGAGTGCGGCCCATGACTTGACCCATCTCCATTTCATCCTCGTCCATTTCCTCTTCGTCATCGTTGAAGAGATCCTTGAACCCTTGCATGATGCCGACGTTTTCTACGTCTACATCCATTACCGGCTCGTCGGGCATAGCGCCTTTGAACATCGGGCGATTTAGGACTTTGCTCTTTGCCATGTGTGCCTCTTAGAAAAGTTTCTGTACGCCTGCTGCAGTAGCCAATGCTCCAAGGCCGGTTCCAACAACCTGTTGGAAAGGACTCGGTTGCGCCGAACTTGCCGCCGCCGTTGCCATTTGCGTGGACGGAGCGCCCTTCTGTATGTCGGAGAGGAAAGCTGCTTGCTGGTACGGTGCGTAAAGCTGTTGCATTGCAGTAGCGCGCTGCGCGTCCAGAACCTGCTGGTTGAGCGCCTGCTGCGACTGGCCGATGTTGTACAGGAAGTTGATATCGCCCTGCTGCAAAGCTTGTGCAGTCTGACCAAGAGCAGCCTGTTGAATACCAAGCTGACCAAGCTGACCACCAAGCGCGCCAAGACCAGAAGCGGTTGCTTGACCAATTCCAAACTGCTGACCAGCAAGAGACCCGATGCCTTGACCAAGGTTTTGCAAGAGCCCAGCCTGTTGACCGTAGATTCCTGCCTGCTGTCCTGCCAGCGCGCCACGTTGTCCGGCCTGCTGCGCCAGGGCGTTTGCAATCGACTGCTGAATCGCTGATTCTTGAGCCGCGATCCCTGCCTGCTGACCCGCCAACTGCCCATACTGACCGGCGGTCTGTGCATAAAGGCCTGCTGCTTGTTGGCCCAGTCCTGCTTGAGACAAGCCTAACTGACCCAGGGTCTGACCAATGCCAGCCTGTTGAGCACCAGCGCCAGTAAGCGCCTGACCAATGCCAAGCTGACGCTGACGAGCAGCTTCTTGTGCAGCCATCGAAGCCTGTTGAGCTTGGGCGTAGTTTTGTGCGTAGTCTTGGAAGATCCGCTGAGACATGACATCTTGCAGGCCACGCTCCATCTCGGCACGTTGAACACCCTCACGAGTGCCGCCAAACGCGCCTGCCCGAACCGCTTGTGCTGCCTGACCTTGACGTGCGATATCGCCCTGTCGACGCATCTCCTGTAGAGCTTGCTGCGTGACAGCCTGCTGATACGGGTTCATGAACGCCGCAGCAGAACGGGGGTCGTACATACCACCTGCGCCCATCGTTTGTTGTGCGCCTGCGCCTACAAGCTGAGAGCCAACGCCTAACTGTTGCATGGCAGGATAGAGATCTGCTTGAGCAGACGCGCCTGCCATCTGTTGGGCCATGCCCAAAGAACCGAGCCCTGCGCCCAGGCCAGAGTAAGCAGTGCCAAGACGGCCCGTCACATCAGAAGCAAGAGCACGTTGTGCTGCAGCATCCAAGAGTTGATAACCAGCGCCGATCTGCGGCATGCCACTGGTGACGCCTGCAGTAGCGAGTCCAGCCTGCTGCATAGCGCGCTGGGCGTCCGTGAACTGCTGCCGCGTGTCCGCCCCTCGAAGCACATCTGCTGCCTCAGCCGTGGTCCCATATCCTTGACCAATGGCCTGATTAGCAGCGGAGATGTAAGGCATGAACGCCCCAATCCCTTGAGCAACCGCAGCGTTTTGAGCCGTAATCTGCGGCTGGGCAAAGCCTGCTACTTGATAGCCAGGAAGCCTAGAAGCAAACCCTTGATCTTCTGCAAGCCTCCGCGCCTGACGTATCAGGAATAGCTTTTCGGCCTCAATTTCTGGGGCTTCGCGGACTATCTGTTCGGTGATTTCAGCCATTTATTACCCCTTTTTCGATGCCATGCCAACAGGACCGCCCTCAAGCATCTTCATCATCTTGTACATACGTGCAGCGCCCTTGCGCCGTGATCCACCGCCCATGTTGCGGACTGCCTTGGCCGTGAACACGAACTCGCCATCAGAGAGCATTGCGGGAATCGAGTCAGAAGTCCCGGTCCCTGGGCCGTTAATCGGGCCCGTTTTACGCGGGAAGTGTGTAACGCCTTCCGGACTGGAACCCTTCTTTGCTCTATAGATCTCAGGCACCCCGTACATCCCGGAACGGTTGTACTCTTGTACAAGTGCTCGAGCGGTGGGAAGTGCCGTGATCCCTGTTGGGACTATCGTGCCAGGAGAAGAGACAGGAACTCTTCCAAAGTCGCTTGGCGTTGGCACAAGGGACTGGTAAGAATAGGTCTGCGGCATTGCAATCTGCCCAAACTGGTCTGCGTTCTCGCGCAGATAGTCCTCGCCGGTATAGCCTTGGTCAATGAGCCCTGGGTCTTCAGCCGGTTTGCCTTCCATCCCGCCCAAAAGATATGTGGCACCAAGGCCAGCGGCCATTATGGGTCCGTACTTAGTAAAGACCCCTGGAGCGTTTGCCTTGATATACAACTCACGAGCAGCGGCATCCGTGGGGAAAAGCGTGTTTGCTTTTGTCACGGTTTCTTGCATCGCAATATCTGCGCGTGTTGAGGGCGAGAAAGTGCGAGAAAAAAGGCCGGGTTCTCCTGCGGCTTGCCCTGCAGCCTGTCCTGTTGCTTGGGTGGTTGGGTACTGACTTACAAACCCAGGTTCTCCATATTGCGGTTGAAGGTCTGAAAGAGGTGTCGCAGGAGTTCCCGATACCGGAGTAGATACGTAGCCTGGAGCCCCCGGATCTATCAGATTTGGGTTGTATTCCGACGAAATAGCTGTGGTTCCCGCAGGAGTTGGCGGAGCAACTTGGCTTGTTATGCCTTGTGGGGTAATCGTAGATTCAACTGGAGCCCCCGGAGGTGCAACAGGTGTTCCTTGGGGCGGAATCATTGCTTCTGTTGGCGTAGCCGGAGGCGTAACAGCAGAAACACCCTCTGCGCCAAGCTGTTCAGTCGCCGTGCCCGCCGTACCGGCGGTCCCAGTTCCTACTTCGGCTGCCGCTGTCCCAGGAGCAGGTGCGGCTGCTGCCTCTGTCCCGGTTGGCGTTGTACTCAAAAGATTGTCTACTTTACCTTTGTAGAAATCATACGTTTCACCCAGCGTCGTAGGCCCTGTGTAAGTCCCCGCAGAAGTCACATCAGTACCCGTAAAACCACCGTAAGCAGCGGTTCCGAGACCAGCAACGGCGGCTGAGGTAACGCCTGCCCTCAGTGCGTCCTTAAACTTATCTCCAGCAGCAATACTGGCACTAAAAGAACCAATACCCGCCGAAACAGCAGCTACCCCCGCTACACTAGTAACATTCAAAAATGACGCTGCCGCTGGTCCAAGAAAAGCGCCAAGAGCGACCGTCAAAACAATTCTTCCAACAGTGCTCTTAGCGAACTTTTTAATTGCTTTTCCGACCTTTTTAATGGCTCCCGTTACTTTTTTCCAAAGCTTTTTAATATACTGTGGAAGTCCGGTGTAGGGGTTGATTGTTCCACTACCCCCGGCTCGTTTGAGAAGAGCCGCCTCACCCGGAGTGATGTGAGCAAGAATTGTGTCGCCACCCTGACCCATCCGAGCCAGTTCAGCAGCAACCGCCTTCATTTGAGGCAATTCAACAATGCCCCCTTGAGCAAACCCTTGGACAGGCATGTCAGCCATGACATCACGAGTCGCCATAGTGGTGTCAGCTTCAACGGCAATTTCTAGGGCAACGAAGAATTCTGGATCAAAAACTTCCGGAAGAAAGTCGTCCGGAACTCCTTCGTTCACAAGCTCTTGACGAATCTTTGGATAGTTATTTGGATCGGCCTTGACACGCTCGACAACATCGCGAAGCGCCGCTTTGTCCTCTTCTGTAAGCCCCGCTGCACGAATCTCATCAAGAAAGGCAGAAACCTCAGCAGGATCTAGCTCTGCACCTACACTGAGAAGCTCTCGACTAAACTTGTTAGCGCCTACTTCTTTTAAGGCGTTTTGTGCTTGGATAAAAGGAGTCAAATCATTTATGCCCCCCGCACTTTCTGCGCCCATGCCAGCCCCTGTGTTCATGTCTTGGGGCAATGCCATAATGCCTTCGCCGTTCATAGCAATCCTTTCCGAATTGGGTATTTGTGGCACGTGGGCCGCGCGCCTGGAAAGGTCGCGAAATTAACCAAAATTATCGCCTAAAAGCCTAGTTTCTGTCTATTTCCAGGTAGGAAAGATAGAAAACTACGTCGTCTTCAGACGCCTCTACGGTGATCTCGTCCGTGGCTTCCAAAATACAAGGAATGCCCGATAGGACGTCCATCGACCCATTTACAGGTAAAAACATGTCTCTAAGCAGGTGATATGCCGTAGCCCCGCCACCTGGGTAAACGATTACCGTCAGCGTGGCGTCCGTGGAGTTGGCATTTGTCACCCGCAAAGAGTTCAAAATGGCCGTGTTTGCCGCAGGAACGGTGTATATCGTGTGTTCTGTTGAAGCAACCGTCGCATGGTATTTACGGAAATATTTGTTAGCCATTAGTACATCTCCGCAGAAGCAAAAACAGCCGTCAGGATCACCGACGGTATGGCGGGTCTGGTCGGGCTGGTGTTGGTTCCATAAGTCTCTAGATATGCCCCTGGCCTATCGGACCACCATGCCATCTCAAGATACTCCGTAGTCGGGTCATTGACGGTAAAAATCCCGCTAATTGCAGGAACTATATGAGACCAAATAGAGGCACTTTTCCGGGCTAATAAGTCAAACCGTGTATTGCTCAACGGGTAATTAACTCCGTTGTTTTTGGCCCAGATCTCAAACTCTCCTGTGTCATTGTCTTGGTTTGACACCTGAAAACGCATGTTTATAAGGTACTGACCAGAGTAATCAAACATGATCTTCGAGGCCCGTGAGCCGTTGATCGTGGTGCTTCCTACCTCTTGCGAGATATCCACCGTATACACCCCAACCCCGCCTGTCGTGCCACTGACCTGAGCAACAATCTGCGTGTTCGCAGTAATCCCAGTGCCGGTAATCTTCATTCCCGTAAGGATTGTCCCAGAACTGACCGCAGAAACAGTAAGCACGGTCCCCGCTCCGGGAGGAGTGCCATCATCAATCGTCCCAGTAAAAACCGCTGCGTGGCTGTCTACCTTTATTCCATACTCAAACACCGGGAAGTCAAACGTCACAATGTTCTCTGACGTCGTGCCAATGTTTTTCTGATCCTGATCCGACATCAACATCGCATAAGGAAGCAGAATGCCTGTGCTCGGCTGAAACCCACGCAAGGATCCAGCAAAACCACCACCGGCTGCTCCACCACCGCCCCCGAACCACGCGGCTGCAGAGTTGTTGTTCTCTGTCGTCGTCGGCGTATAGGTCGCGTTTAGCTGAAGAATTACCTGCTCAAGCGAACGAACAAGCTGGTTGAACTGCTGTGGATCATAGTTGCCCGTTGCAGCGTTAGGTAAGCGGACATTGGTAATCTTGCTCATCGTAAGCCATCCGGCTGGACCCAGACACGCATCGTGCCAAAGCGCCAGTTCGTATCCACATCATCACTTTCAATCTTCAGACTGATCTGACGCCCACGCGCGCGCGTGTCCACCTTCTGCGTCGTTGGTGTGATTACATACGGATCCAAGCTACTTGGGCTTGCTGCTGCCTGAGGGTATGCACGAAGCAATAGACGCACAGTCAAATTGCCAAGCTGGTTCTTAAAGTCTGGTATGAACCTGCTCATCAATAGCATGTTCTCGCCATCAGCAATGTCAAAGTAGCCAGACTGGATGTAAGAGAAAATCGGATCGCCATTGGCCTGATTAAAGCCCGTCTCCTGGGCATAGACCACACTTCTGCCAGCAGTCAGGCCGTAGATCGTGCTGATCGTTGGTTCATTGCTATCCTCTAGGTATTCCACTCCCGTGGGCTTGAGAAATACCCCCTCATCCATCCACGCGGTTCGAGCCATACTGCCCACGGACCAAACGTTTTCTAGGTAGTTGTAGCTCACATAACGGTCTACAAAATCTGACGTGATGGAGCAATAGAACCATGTCACTTCGTTGAACTGCGTGTTCAACCCCGCACAGACCTTAAAGCCTTGAACAAGGTTGATGTCTTTAAAGACGTAGTCTTGCACGGTGCAAGGCATCTTCTTGGCCGTACCGTCAAACACCCAAAACGCATCATCGGCCATCCAATACGCCACACCGTTTACGTCAATCGCGCCGTGAGGACTGATGCATCCGCAGTTGGCACCAAGTTGCTGGAAACCAAAGGTGTATGGAGGCCCTACATACTGCATCCCGTGGAGCGCTGTATCCGTCCAAATGAGGATCTGACCACGAGACCGAACTGCCGTAACAATGAAGTTGCCATCAGTAAGCTTTTGACCACCAGCGGTGTTGGTCGCGCTCTCTTCAAAAGTATTGATGTCTTCTTGATTAGAGAAGCGCACGAACATCGGATCTTGTGTAGAAGGAGAACCGATTGTGTTCTCTGTTCCAAGGCAAACAAGGTGCCTATCGGGCGTAGAAACAAGGGCGTATTTGCTTCTTGTCGGAGCCCCTGAAACAAGAGAAGCTCTGGTATTGACCCCAGAAGAAGGCAACCACTCATAAAGACTGCCATCTACCTGTTGGATGAGAAGGTTTTCGCCAAACGCGTCAAACTGCCAGACACGTGGGAAAAGCTGATTAACAATAGATTGCGGCCTTGGCGTTCCCCATGTCAAAACACCCCAGGTTCCAGTGCCCCAACCAAAGTCGAATGCTCCATTAAGCTGGCCGACATTGATCTGGTAGTCTGCATCAGCAGAACCTGCCGCTGACGCCGTAGAGCTTGCAGAGGAAGGAGCAAGAATAGTGTAAGCGTTGGCGCTAAGAACGCTTTGGATCTCAAACTCATTGTCTAGATCCGCGTTAGGTATGCCGCCTGGATCACCAGTAGTGTTGGAAAAGGTAACAAAGTCCCCCTGCACTGCTCCATGACTCGTATCATTAACCGTCACAAGGTTTGATCCGGACTGGGTATCAAAGGTGACGGTAGCTGTCGTGCCTCGTAGAGGAGTTATGTCATACCAGCCACCACCATAAAAAACGTAGATTTTTCTGTTAGTACCCAGTGCAGCGTAAGGTGAACCCTCATTATCTTTCCAAGAGAAGACATCGGTGGCTTGACCAAGAAGGTATTCATTAGAGTTAAAAGTAACCCAGCCACCTATCTTCTCTGGAAGACTGTAGCGAAAGCGAACATAGTCGCTGTCAATCCAACCACCTTCCGCACCATACTCAGTGTCTTGCTTGTTGATGCCTGGGTTGAGAAAAAGGCGAACTAAAGGCATTTAAGCAACCAGTCCTGGTAGATATACGGTTTTGCCGTCTTTTCGAGTAGCAGTTAAGACTTGCTTCTTCAGATCTTTATCATCATAGCTAACATGAACCCAACCAGAATCAGGTATACCAGGAGTATAGAATTCAAGAATGAGTTGAGTGAACTGAAGATTGTCTCGTATATAAGAAGCAAGATCTGCATTTGCTACTCCAGGGATCTCTATGTCAGCCGCCATTCCTCGGCAGTGGTCCGAGGTCCGTGATCCCCCTACTTTAGCATTTACGTCCGGGGAGCGATAGCCCGAGTTGACCTTCACGCCCTTTTGGTAGTGGTCACGGATCGGCTGGAGGACATTGGCGCATAGCTGTAGAAGGTTATTGAGTTCGTCCGGGCCGGGGTTGTTCTCCATGCCATGCCGTAGCGCCATCTCGGACTTCACCATCTCCGCCAAGGAGAAGTTCTTGGTCAGTTGGATCATTTCTTCTCCAATAGATCGTCAATCTGCTTAGACTTTTCTTTGGAACCAGCCGAAGATCCAAAATAGTACCCAAGAACCATGGTCACAGCGCTGGTGAGAGCCCCCAGAACGTAGATCAGGATGTCTTTGGACTGCTCATCCACATCCACAAAGATGATCACGGCATAAAGCAGGAAGGTCAGAGTTACAGTGCCTAGGGCAAGTAGGGGAGTTACGATCTTGTTGAGGGTTGGAGCAAACTCACTGGTAGCAATCTGCACCTCACGGTCACGGGCCGAGGCCATTTCCTTGGTCTGAAACTCTAGTTCTGCAAGCTGCCCCTTTTGCGCCATCTCCATGAGTTTGGCCTGGGCTTCCGCTTTTGCGGCAGGGTCGGGAATGACTTTATCGAGAACCTTTTCCCCGATAGATAGCAGTGCGGCAATGGGTAGCATTACTTTCCCTTTCCGGTAGTAACTACGTCGTCGCCTTTCCGTACCGTAACTCGCTCACCGTCAACCGTAACGGCCATAGGCTCTGCCTTGTCAGCCAGCTTATCCAACCGGTCGATCAAGGTTTTAATGACTTCAAACTCTGGGCGTTCTTGCTTAGGTGCGGTGCCAGCGATGCCATTCATCATAGAGATCAGAGCCGTGAGAGAAGCACCAAGTAGCCCCATAACAGCAGCCATCTTGCCTTCCTCAAGGAAGATACTGGCAACAACACCAATGATGACTATGGCGGTGATGTAGGGGAGGCCGTTCTTACCAATAGCCTTACCTGCTACGTCTTTTGCTGCGGCTTGAGCTTCAAGCTTATCTAGTTCGATACGAGCCTGAATTTTTAAGAGTTCGATGTCGGTGTTCATGATTCACCTTTAACCAAATGGCGTCTCTGCATAAGTGGCGGCAGCATAGGCACCATCTCCAAGGATAACAACACCGCCGCCAAAAGAAGCGCCCACAAAAGCCAAAACGATTCCGCTCATAGCACGTCTCCAGAAACTACAACCATGTCCTCTGCTACGTAGAGGACGTTTGCCAACCCTTTGGGCTTGATTTGAAACTCTGATCGAGCCTGTACGTCTGCTGCTTTGTACGTCTTTTTGATCTGCGAAGAGATCGTTACTACCGTGTCCCGTGGATTGAAGACCACAAAGGCAAGCCCTGCCGTGACAGATGGGCCGCGAATAGTAAGGCGGTCAATGTTATCCGTACGAATGATCTTGCCGACATGGTGATCTTCAATAGCCCACATAACTATGGCTTCGGGTATTTGTTCTTCACGGCCTGGATCTTGGCAAGCATGTCTGCCTGAGCCTGACCACCTTTCCAGAAGGCATCGAGTTGCTCTGCCAAAGGCGGGTACTCTGCGCGGCGTTTGGCGTAGTAATCAGGATCATCAGCCCGGACGATCTCGCCCTTCTGAATTTCCTCAACAATTTTCTCGCCGGTCAGCGGATCTTCAATCTCCCGAGTCTTCGGTGTCAGAGCCGCCCAGGCCGCTTCTTTTGCATCAATGTCTGCGGCCACCGCATTAGTAACAGACTGCAGGTACACGCTCAGATCCTGCATGGGAGGAACGAATACCTTCCAGTCATAGGTCTGACCATTGTGATCAACCTTCACATACGCCACAGCGCGTTCTTCTCCGGCAATGCCGGAGGCCAAGCCCTCTAATGAAATCGTAGCCATGATTACCCTTTCACTGCTTCAAGACGAAAGTTTTTACCCGGATGCGGTCCGGTGGCCGGAAGAATCTGAATATCTTTGAACCCAACAGCGCCAACAAGGTCGCTCAGAGATTTTGGCGTGTAACCCCACAAGTGAGGAGATGCTGCACCAGTCTTCTCAAGCCCCTCAACTCCGGGCTCTGCTGCCGCGCCATAAATACAGACCGTAGTCATAAACCGCTCTTTCTCATCTTGGGATAAGAAGTCCCGGCACATTTCTTCCAAATCCGGCTGCTCCATAACGAGCTTGCCACCGGGCTTGAGAATCTTCAGCCATCCAGACAACGCCTCGGGAGCGCGGTGCATAGGCAGGTGCTCAATGACGTGGGAGGCCAAAACCTCATCAGCGCAGCCCTCTGGAATATCAAGCTCAAACAGATCCATCTTGATGTCTGCGTTGGGGTTGTGCTTATCCACGCCCATATAGCCAGGAATCTTGTCCTGGCCGCAGCCCATGTTGAATTTAATCGGCTGATTCTCGGCCTGTAACTGAGCGATGATCGCCTTGTATCCAGACTTGGCCCCCGTACCTTCGGGTAGGCGGTCGTGCCAACGGCGGTCAATAAACTCTTTGTCGTCCAGGGTCAGGGGTCTGGTGGGCTTGATGTTGGTGTAGTAGCGCTTCAGATCCACCGAAGGGTGAGCGGTATACATGCCAGACGCAAGGTCCATGTGCAGGCATTGAACGTCCGTGTTGACCAGGAGCTTGGTACCGCGTTTATGTAACCGGTGAACGAAGAAGTTGTCCTCACCAATAAACGGGATGGTACCTTTTGGACCCTCGACGTTGTTGGCAATGCAGCAAAAAGGAAGCTCTGGAGCCTCCTCTTTCATCTTTTTGAGTATTGAGATCGGGATCAACATGGCGTCCATGCCGGTCTGCCACGCCTCAATAAGTTGGCCTGGATCTACGTTCGGTATGGTGATCCAGTCTTGATTACGGACCATGATCATGGCGTCGGAGCACTTGATGTAATAAACCCCAACGACAACCGCATCAGGGTTCTTTTCTGCTGTCTCATGCAGGACTTTGAACCCGTCGTAAGGGAGAACCGTGTCTTCCCCAACAAAAAGCAGGTACTTGGCCCCAGACTCTAGTGCTTGCTCAATAAGATAGTTACGGGCGACATCTACCTTCTCGCCGCCAATGTGTACGAAACCGTGAGAGAACCCAAGAAGGTCAATATGCAACCCTTCATATCCATCGAAGTTTTGCGCTGCCGTTTCTTTCAGGTCTCGCCTGGGCTGCGCGATGACGACGTAGGGTGCAATGCTTTTTGACTCATCATAGATTTCTTGCATCGTCGCAAGAATTTTGTCACGGTTGTACACAGACTCTCCTTTAGATTTTATTTAAATATGAACTACATGCTACTGCCAAGGGAAACTGACCAGAACCGGTAGAGATTTTTTGACCTCTAATAGCTGATCCTGGAATCATATATATGTCTCCATTTGGTGCAAGAACACCACCAAAATAAGCGCCAGTTGTTGTATAAACTAAAGAATACGTAGAGACCACTCCAGCAGCAGACACTTTTTGCCCAACCGGTGCATTACGTGGAATAAAATGAATATCTCCATTAGGAGAAAGAGCCCCGCCGTAATAGCTAGTGCTTGCCGTTCTAACTAACGAGTAAGTAGAAACCACCCCGGCTGAAGAAATCTTTTGACCGACTGCGGCGTTATGGGGGACAAAATGTATATCTCCATTAGGGGATATAACCCCTCCAAAATAAGCGCTAGTTGTTGTATAAACTAAAGAATAAGTTGATACAGTCCCAGCGGCAGATACTTTTTGTCCTACAGCGGCAAAAAAAGGTACAAAGTGAATGTCACCATTGGGCGCAAGTACACCACTTCCATATGCATTGCTTTCTGTATAAACTAAAGAATAAGTTGATACAACCCCAGCGGCAGATACTTTTTGTCCTACAGCAGCAGATCCTGGAACAAAATAAATGTCACCATTCGATGCTAGAACTCCTCCGTAAGATCCCGCAAATCCACCGCCATAAGTGTAAGCAAGTGAGTATGTAGAAACCACTCCGGAAGCAGATATTTTTTGTCCTCTTGATGTTAAAGCAGGAACAAAATGTATGTCTCCATTAGAGGCTAATACGCCACCAGAATAAGCAAAAGACCCTGTGTTTATTAGAGAGTATGTAGAAACAACACCGGTGTTAATGTTTATTTTTTGTCCTACCGCTGCACTAGAAGGGACAAAATGAATGTCTCCGTTAGGCGCTAATACACCACCTTGATAAGCTGATGTAGTGGTATACACCAGACTATAGGTGCTCACTACTCCGTTTGTATTGTTGTTCTGATATGGCACCCCACCAACCACGCCTCGGTTGATGAGCTTCTGGAAGTTGTTCCAGGCTACCTGATCCGTACCAATCGAGCTATTGTCTGCTGTGGCTATCGTGCCGCCTGATGCCTCAGAGGGGAAAGTCGAGAAGACCGTCTTAGATCCTGCGCCCCAATTGACAGCAGCATTGCTGTTAGACGACTCGTAGATCTGGTCCCGGCTGAGGGTGGTTCCAGAGGATGTATAGGTTCCCAGACCCGTTTCCCAGTCCACGCCATCTGTAATGGTGTAGTAGGTCTGGTTGCCGTCCCCAATGGCGGCAAAGGATTGAAATCCAGAAGCAGCACCAGCAAGCGTAAGCGTACCAGTACCGGTTGTCGTGGTGGTCTCTTTAACGCGATTGGCTAGTACGATAGGCATGATTAGTATTTGTTCAAGTAAGAGCTTAGTGCTGTCTCAAGTTTAAAAGCAGACGAGCCTGTCGATATTTTTTGACCGACAGGAGCAGAGTGAGGAATCAAATAAATATTTCCATTTGCATCCAAAACCCCGCCCGCGTAATAGTTTGATCCTGTTGCTACCAAGGAATAGGTACTTACCACCCCAGCAACAGATATTTTTTGACCTGTTGATGAGCCCCTTGGAATAAAATGTATTTCTCCATCAGGCGCAAGTACACCACCACTGTAACTACTTGCTGCCGCACTATTCACCAAAGAATAAGTTGAAACTACACCGGCAGCAGATATTTTTTGGCCAACTACCGCAGATTGCTTTGCGAAATGAATATCTCCGTTGGGTGCAAGGACGCCTCCAGCATAAGCTCCGTTAGCTGTATAAACTAACGAATATGTGGACACTACTCCGGCGGCGGATATTTTTTGCCCAATACCTGGAGTTGAATATGGAACAAAGTGAATATCTCCATTAGGAGCTAAAACACCACCCCAATAGGCACCTGTAGTTGTATATGCTAAAGAATAAGTAGATACAACTCCAGATGATGACACCTTTTGACCAACCGCAGCACTGTATGGAATAAAATGAGTATCCCCGTTAGGGCCCAATACGCCGCCAACATAATTACCAGATGTATAAACTAAAGAATAAGTTGATACAACACCAGAAGGGGATACTTTCTGACCGACTCCATACCCCGAATAAGGAGTGTAATGAACGTCCCCGTTTGCTGCTAAAACTGCTCCAATATAGTTAACCACACCCGTAACTATCAAAGAAAATGTAGAAACAATTCCTGTTTTTGTGTTTAATTTTTGGCCTATTCCGCCAACATACAACCCGAAAATAATTTCTTGATTTTGATTGAGCAAGCCACCTAAATAAAGTTGAGATCCTGTTCTAACCAAAGAATAAGTGCTACAAATCCCATTCGTGCCATTATTTGCATACGGTACCCCAGTCGTCTCACCTGCCAAAAATGTCTTGGCAAAGTTCTTAAACGCGATCTCGTTGGTGCCAATCGAGCTATTGTCTCCAGTCGGTACCGTGCCTTGCGTGATCTCTGCTGGCCCACCACAAAAGACCTCTTTGCTACCAGCGCCCCAGTTAACCGCTGCGTTACTGTTAGACGATGCAAGAATCCTTGTCCGAGCCAGAGTGGTGCCGGACGATGTGTACGTCCCAATGCCCACTTCCCAGTTAATGTTGTCCGTGACCGTGTAGTAGGTCGTGTTGGCATTGCCGATTGCCGCAAAGGTCTGATACCCAGCCACTGCACCAGCCAACGTATAGGTGCCCGTTCCTGTCGTAGTGGTCGTCTCTTTGACTCGGTTTGCTAGGATGAGTGGCATAGTCAGAACTTATTTAAATAGGAACTTAGGGCAATCTCATTGCCAAATGGTACGCCGGGAAGGGTGGCAATTTGTTGACCAACTGCACCACTATAAGGGGCAAGATAGATATTTCCGTTTGGAGCTAAAACACCACCAATAAATGCGGCTGTTGTTGTATAAACCAAAGAATAAGTAGATACAACACCAGCAGCAGATACTTTTTGGCCCCTATTAGCACTAGTAGGAACAAAGTGAATATCACCGTTTGGAGCGAGAATACCACCATAAAATGCGGTTGTTGTTGTGTAAACCAAAGAATAAGTAGATACAACACCAGCAGCAGATATTTTTTGACCTCTATTAGCATTAGTAGGAACAAAGTGAATATCACCGTTTGGAGCTAAAATACCTCCGTTATATGCACTCGTTGTTGTGTAAACAAGTGAGTAAGTAGATACAACTCCAGCAGCAGAGATTTTTTGGCCTACTGGCGCATCACGCGGAACAAAATGAATGTCACCGTTAGGAGCGAGAACACCACCGCTATATGCACCATTAGCCGTAGTGTAAATAAGTGAGTATGTTGAAACCACTCCTGCAACTGAAACTTTTTGACCAACTGAAGCGGCACGGGGGATAAAATGAATGTCACCATTAGGAGCAAGTACACCGCCACCATAGTTATTTACTCCCGTAAAAACTAAAGAATAAGTGCTGACCACACCAGAAGCCGATACTTTTTGACCAACTGCGGCATCCTCTGGAATAAAATGTATATCCCCGTTAGAAGCTAGGACACCACCAGCATAAGCACCGAGCTTTGTATATACCAAAGAATAAGTGGAAATAGTTCCATCGGCAGAAATTTTTTGCCCACGGTTAGCATTACTTGGAACAAGATAAATATCCCCGTTAGGTGTTAATACTCCGCCCCAATAGGCGCTTGATGTTGTGTAAACCAAACTGTAAGTACTTACCACCCCGTTTGTTCCGTTATTTGAAAATAACGCTCCACCTTGTACGCTGGCATCCAACGCCTTTTTAAAATTATCCCAGGCGTATTCGTTTGTCCCGATGGATGAGTTGTCTGCCGTGGCCGCAGACCCAATGGTTGCTTCCGCAGGCTGAGCGCATCGAATCTCCTTATCCCCCGCACCCCAGTTCACGGCATTTCCGCTATTAGAAGAACCAAGGATCGTGTCACGGCTTAGTGTCGTACCAGACGAAGTGTAGGTTCCAATCCCCACCTCCCAGTTCGTACCGTCGGTCGCGGAGTAGTAGGTCTGATTGGCATTACCAATGTCAGCAAAGGTCTGGAACCCATCGACAGCCGCGCCCAGGGTGTAAGTCCCCGTGCCGGTGGTTGTGCTGGTGACCTTAACTCGGTCTCTTACGACGAAGGCCATTTATGCAATGTTCCCTGTGAGGACGCAGGCGGTACCGCTCAAGAAGAGGATGTTGCACACGCCCCTAGTCGAGAGGGTTACAGAGGCTACGTCAGCGTCTGCACCGGCGATATAAGCGGTCGTGATCGTGCAAGTGATCGTCACGTCTCCAGAGGTGTTATTAAAGATAAGCACGGCGTCACCAGCAGCAAAGGTTGAGTTTGGAATGGTGATTGAGCCACCAGACCCGACACCTACCACTTTACCAACGTCTGCGGTAGTCAATGAATAAGAAGTTGTCTTATCGGCTACGGCGGGTATGTTGCGGTATCCAACTTTATTAGTGCCATCTGCCGTGCAGTTTGTCAGAGCGCCGGAGGTCGGGGTGCCAAGAATAGGGGTTACAAGAGTCGGAGAGGTTGCAAAGACCAGAGACCCAGTACCTGTCTCGTCAGTCACCGCAGACCGCAGATTGGTCGAAGAAGGTGTTCCAAGCCATGTTGCGATGCCAGAACCTAGAGAAGTGATCCCTGTACCGCCGTTTCCTGCCGGCAGGGTTCCTGTTACTTGAGTGGTCAGGCTGACGTTTGACAACGTGCCACCCAAGGTAAGGCTGCCAGAGGAGGTTACGGTCCCGGTCAGGGTGATTCCATTGACAGTACCAGTTCCGCTTACGCTTGTTACCGTACCACCAGAACCAGTGGCCGTTAATGTAGTGCCAGTAATAGAAAGGCCCGTGCCTGCGGTAAGGAAGGCCATGGCTCCAGATGAGTCATCCCAAAACAAAATCCGATCAGCGTTGGGGTCTACAAGATTTGCACCCGTACCACCATTAGCTATAGGAAGAGTTCCGGTAACCCCTGTAGAAAGAGGAAGACCAGAAGCATTCGTAAGCGTAATGGCAGAGGGCGTACCAAGGTTTGGAGTAGTGAGCGTCGGAGAAGTGGCAAATACAAGAGCGCCAGAGCCCGTCTCGTCTGTTACTGCCGCTGCTAGGTTTGCGGATGAAGGCGTTCCAAGCCATGTAGCCACCCCCGTACCAAAAGACGTTATGCCTGTGCCGCCAGAAGCCACTGGAAGAGCAGATCCAAGCGTAAGTGATGTGAGGTGAGTCACCGCATCAACGACGTTGGTGCCATCGTTAAAGACCCACATACTCTTACCAGACGGGACCGCAATGCCCGTTCCGGTGGTGTTTTTGACCGTTACCGTGTCTGCAAGGCCATTGTTGATCAGGTAAGGCTTATCGATCTGGCACCCAGAACCGAGAATAAGATTCCTTGCGCCGCCAGAAGTACCGGTCAAGTTAAGGCGAACATGCCGCGCGGCCTGTGTCGTATTAACGTCTGTAAGTGTTAGGGTTACGTCTGAGCTAGAGAAAGCTACATCGGCAGAGCCTACAATCGCTTCCTCTATTGCTGTGCCAAGGTTTGTGTTGGTCGTCGTGCCCCAGGTGCCTGACTGCTCACCCGTACCTATGAGTTCAATTTTGAGGGTGGAAAATGTACTTGCCATCTAAAGCTCCTTAAGCCGCCACCGGTTGCCAGTTTGGCGTCTGACTATCATCAATAATAACCCAGTTGGGGTTCTGAAGGGTAGGCCTAAAGCCTGTAATCGCTACCGAGCGCGTCGGGGGCGTAATGACTCTACTTATGGCAGTTCCAGGAACACTTCCAACAAAAGAAGCGCTTCCTGTACCTGGGATAAACACGACTCCGGCCACAACAACGCTAGGAGCAGAACCAATAATACTGGCCCCGCCCGTCGGGGTTATGATGTCGCCCTCAGATGAAGCTGGGGCATAACCTTGTAAAGCTAACTGTCCTGTCGGAACGATTACAACGGTAGCCAAGCTTGGGGCTATCCCCACTAAGCTTAGTACACTGGTAGGTGTTTGGCTTCCTTGGTCAACTATGGGCGAATTGCCTGCAAGCGAAAGCGCCCCTGTTGCTGGTTCAATTGTGAACCCAAGACTTGGAGCCGATCCAGCTAGAGAAAGAAGAGCCGTTCCGGGGACAACGCCTACGTCTACAAAAGATACTTGGCCTTGAGCAACAATTGCTCCAGTTCCTGGATTTACTGTTCGATCTGTTACAGGAAGTTCTCCTGTTAACGACAAAGCCCCCGTTGCTGGAGTTAAAACAGAAGATCTTTCTATTTCAGGAGTTCCCCCAGCAAGTACAGCATCATTGGCTGCAGGGGTTACAAAAAGATCTGTGCGCGTTGCAGGCGCTTGAGAAGCTAAAACAAGTGCTACTGAAGCCGGGGTTACAAAGATACCTATTGAATCGGTCGGCGCATGCCCTTCAAGAGAAAGTGCTCCCGAGCCCGGAGTTATAAATAAATCCTGGCGGACTGTAGGAGCATATCCCAGCAGCGCGACCCCTTGGACTGCGGGGTCTATAAGAATTCCTACTCCCCAGCCGTAGGAACCCCAACTGCCTCTGCTCCAGCCGGTTTCGGTTGCCACTTAAAACCTTAGGTCAAGGTAAAGACACCAGTAGCAGCCGGAAGAACCGTCAAAGTATTAGGCGACGCAACAGTAAACTGAGTGCTTGACAGTTGGCAGAAGCACAGAAGCTTGCCACCCGACTGATAGATCACCGCGTACTTGACGTTAGTTAGTGGAGCACCCGAAGCCGTGAAAGTCACACCAACCGTTGAGTAGGTGAACTTCATCTGCTTTGCCGAAGCGCCAGTTGTCCATTGTCCTGTAGCAGGGCTTAGTGCCTTACCACCAGTGACATACCCGCCCGTTGCCGAGATCTCACTCGTCAAAGAAGCAAAGGTGCTGAGGGTAAATGTGGAGGTATTACTAGCACTTGTAAAAAGCGCCATACTAAAATTGCCTACACCTAGTTCAATGGTGCCGTTACCAATGTAACGCTTACCACTGTTATAAAGTTGCCATGCAGAAGCAGCCATTTTAAATCTCCTCTAAGGCGGCGCGGTCAGCGCCTGATTCCAAAATCTGACGAAGTAACCCGCCGTGAATATCTAGTTCCATAACATCCCCCATGCACCCAACAAGATCAATAAATTCTTGGGCTTGGGAAAGCATCCACGGGTGACAGGAAAAAACATTACCGTTCACCCGCACCGGAATCACCATCTGAGCATCATTTTCCTTTTGATCGTAGGCATGATGTTGGCCGTCCTGCAAGCAGGAATCACACCCGAAGATGTGAAATCGCTTGAATCCTAGCATTCTAAACAACGGGATCGCTCTGAGCAAGACCGTTGAACCACCAGGAACTGGGTAGCACTTAGGGTAATACGCGGTCAAAATATCGACGATTTCTTCCGCCCCGGTGTGCCAAATATAGGTCTGATCTTTGACGGCCTCTAGCCGGTCAAAGACCGATGGGTGACATTGCGATGCAATAAAATACTTGCAGTCCGGGATCGTGTTTTTCACAAACCGGAGATTGAAATCCCGAGCATCGACCATAACCAAAGCCGATGGCATGATCCCCTGGTCAATGCAATATTGGTAGGCGTTATTAAGCGCAATCAGCTTGACGCCCGAAGCACGTAAAAACCGGATCTCTTCAATCTGATCCTTCAACGACGGGCCACCGCCTACGATCATGACCTCGACCTCATTTGTTGGATGAGGCACTACTTGCTGAAAACCCTTGCGAATGTTCTGAGACACATGGTCCTTCATGGTCTCAAGGTCAATGTTCAACGACCCCTTCATCTCAACTTCTTCAGCCGCAATCCACTCTAGCTTGGGCTCAATAGGCGCTATAACGACCTTTGGCGGATCAGAATGGAAGGAAGTGAACATTAGCGGAACCTTAAGAAGGCAGACGTTGTCGTGACTGGAGGGAAGCGGATCTCCATGTTCTGGTTGACCGCAGATTTCTCACCATCAAAATCCATCACGCAAACAGCAGGATTCCCCGCCACCGACGAGTTGTAGATCAATGCCCCAAAAGGTCCGAAATCTACCCCCGTGAACAAAAAGTCCACAAACGAAATCAGCACAATCCCCTGCGATACCACTGGCTCGAGAGACACCAAACTGCCTCCGCCTGCCGTATAGCTACCCGAAGCCGGCATTTCATTGGCCGTTGTGTACGCCGTCGTAGCCGCTGTAAAAGAGGCATTGTTGTCGTACAAAGCAATCTTGAATTGATCCCCTTCAGGACCAAAAGTGTGAACCCCCTCAAAAAGCTGTTTTTTGAAGGAATCGCAGACGTAGTTTCCTGTAAATGCCATGATTTAAGGCCCTGGAGACTCTGATTTGAGGGGGATCCGAAGCATCCCGTCCCTGTACTCATCACGACGACGACGGCCTGTCTGCTCAACACCAAGACCTTGAATAGCCTGTTTGTAGCTGTTTTCAAAGTACGCCAGCATGTCCGGAGGCCCTTTGGTGTAGCTGTAGGCTTGGATTAAACAAGCATAAAGTAGCGCTTCTGGCGCATTAGTGCTTATCCATGATGTTTGATTGCCCGAGGAGACCTGTGCTGGTCTGTAGATGTATCCCATTTGGACGGTGTAATTCTGTCCAGGAGTAGGAGCTACAGAGAAGGTGTTTTGATCCCACACCGCGTAGTACTTTGGCACACCTGTCTGAGTGTAATCCGGCCAATACTCACGCATGAAAGACTGATCTCTGAAGTCCAAAAAGATACGCTCTCCATCGACCACGACCATCATGTAACGATGGGTCAGTATTTCGCTAGGGGCAGATAGAAAACGATTATTAGCAGACAGCGTACCCGTGTCTTCACGCTTAAATACATCAAGATCTATGTCGCGCAGGATACGATTCTCGGCCATCGTCACAAACGTGTTGATAACCGACTCGGAAAAGACGTTCGCATCTACATCAGTGTAGTTGCGGATATTGGTCACAAGTTCGTTAAAGGTCATGATATGACTACCGTAACCGGAGCAATCTGAGACTGGATGTACAGCGGATTATTCAGCGCTTCAGGTTGCATGTTGTTGGTGTTATCCGCCGTCCCCGTGCTTTGAAAAGCCGAAAAACCAGGGGTGCCCACATATATCGTAACGGGTTCAGTACGATCAGGCCTCGGATCCCGTAAAGCAATCGCATCGCCACTAAAGCGAAGCGGAAATAGTTGCGGTTCTTTTGGCTCATAGTCCTCCGGGCACACCATGAAGCCACGCCAGTTCTTCTTGAGCGTGAGATAGGGGTAACGCTGACCACAGTAGTCGCACAGACCAAAGGAGAATTTGCCTGTTGCAAAGGCCATGTCTACTGCCCGTAATCAGGTACAAAAGAGACACTGGCCGTGTCCCTGTCTTCCATGGCCGCTCGATTGAAGTCTTCCTCATAGATAGCCTTCAATATTGTCATGCGCTCGGGAGCAAACTTCAACGACAGTTGGTAGGCCAAGCCAGAGGCCAAACAAGGCAGGAATCGGAAGTTTACGTCCGTGGTGTTGGTGTACTCACCTGCGTCTTGAATGCGGCGGATACGGTAGTACACGAACGTATAAGGCTGATCCGCAGCCGGGTAAAAGAACACTTGGAAAGGGTCCGAACGCTGCACGTAGTACTGCGCGGGACGCGCCTGCGTGGTTTTGTCCGGCTGGTTCAAGTATTCTTCACGGCTGATACGATCAAGCGTGATGTCCGTCAAAGGCCCCTGGGAAGCAGGCAGACGGATCACAGCAGACAGCACGTTTACCGTGTCCGAGTCCAACGTGATCTCATTATCACCCTGTACTAGAGGGAAGGTCTGCTCTTCAATCGTCCAAAGGTTCAAACCCCTGTTGGCCCAGTCCAAGAACAACAGATTAAGCGAACGACGAGCAGTAGTCAGTTGATAACCACTCGTCATTCGCATACCACAGCGCTCGAAGGCCTCCTCAATGAGGTCATCGATGCTAAGGTTAAAGTCTGTCGTTCCTGAAGTAGCCATTACTTACAAGCGCTCCCACCCTTGCGGTAACCCTTCATCATGCCACCGCCCATCATGCCCATAGCCATCTTCTTGCGTGGGCTTACATCGCCGCCCATAGCCATCATGACAGGGCCTGTTTTGCCCTTAGCGGGGTTGGACTCCATACGGTTTTTTGCGCCTTTCATGACGCAACCACCACCTTTAGTAGCAGCACCCATTCCTTTTCCAGCCATGATTACTTCCCCTTTTTCATTGCGCGGCCCTTGGTGTCCGCAGTTTTACGAGTCATAGCACGGCCAGATTTATCGGCCATGCCGCCTTTTTTCATTCCTGCAGGTTTAGCTGCCATCGCTGCTGCCGCTGCTTGTTTAATGTTTCTAAAACCACGTCTGGGCTTATTCATAGTTTTAAGAGGGCCTTTTTTTTCAGCCACCATTTCTGCAGCTTTCATGTCACCAGCAGAAGGTCCAGTTCCTTTAGCAGCGCCTGATTGACCCATCGCCCTCTTAAACTCAGGGGACTCCATCATTCTCTTCACCATCTTGCCTAAAGCCATGATTACTTTCCTTTCTTCGCTGTCTTTGCAGACTGAATAAACGCCTTAGCGGTAGGCGCACCCTTAGATCCAACCTTACGCATCTTCTCGCCAGAGCCAGCGGCTATGC